CTGTCATAGGCTTTGACAGTGTTCCAGATGTTCCGGAACAGGGCAGTGGACTTGGTGTGCGTGGAATAGTCGCCGCCGCGCTCGAGGTCGATATCAACGCCCGCGCACCACGGATATTTCTCCATAATCCGGACGAGCTCGGTGAGGAACTTGTCCTGTGCTCCGTCGGTGTTCTCGCGGAGTGCGGTGAACACGCTCGATACACCGTCATTGCGAACCGTGAGCAGCCATGTGATGTGCGGGTATTTGTTGATGTACGTCAGCATGTCGCTGATGGCTACGCCGGTTTCGGTTATGATCCCGGTCGCGTCGACCTTAAAAGAAAAGAGACCCACCTGCGAGAGGCGGTCTCCGTAATTCTTCAGCGCGGTGTACATCCGGGTATTTCCCATGAACGTCCAGACCATGCATTTGCGGCCTTTGAGAATATCCAGACTCATATTGCATCCCCATCCTCCATCTCCTGAAACTCCACATAAAGCCTCGCCGATTTCTTCTCCTCTACCGTGACAGGGTACTTGCTGTCTCCAGCTGCGGAGTACTGGAAGAAGCCGTCCTTCGAGGTGGCAGAGCCGTTTTTCAGACACTGCCGGGTCGATGCGAGGAGGGATAATTCATCACCGGCGTTTGCAGCATCCGTAAAGGTAGCTTTATGCGCACCGGCACCGAGGGCGAGGGAAACACTCCCGGCCTTCATGTTCTGATTCGGATAAACCTTCCAGTCGAGCCCGGTCGAGGTCTTGCCGAGGTTGAAGATGATGCAGGTCACGCTGCCGCGGACGATGCCGTTGAAGAAGCGTTTACCCGTGACGGCGTATTCGTCGCCTGTTCCATACTTCTTCTGCGCTGTCTCGGTGTTGATGACGTACCCGGAGAGCATCGCGCCTTCCTGCAGCATGAGGTCGGTGAACCAGATGGTGCCGGTGCAGTCGGTGACCACGGGCTTGACCGATATGCTCACAATGCGTTTCTTTTCCTTCTTGTCGATTGTCTCGGTGAATCTTGTGAATATCGGCATATCAGTCACCGTCCTGCGTCCACTGAATTTCTGAAACGTGTCCCACCCAGCCGGTCGCGATGGAGCCGCCCTGCAGAAACATGTCCGTGATGTAGATTGTTCCGGTGCAGTCGGTCACGCAGACGCGGATGCAGATCTTCTTCACGCGCCCGTTCTGAGGCGAGACTGCTTGCGCTACATGAGAAAATGAAGCCATCTGAATCCCTCCTTAAATCAGATCAATGAACCGCGTCTCCGTGGTTCCGTCCTCGTACTCGAACGTGACTTCGACGCCGACCTGACCGTTGTCGCCCATCTTCAAATCCTCAGAAGCGATCTGGCATGAGAAGGTATAGCTGTCGCGGTTCGCCGGAGTCACGGTCTGCGCCAGGCTCTTTGTGGTGTTGAGTGCGCCTTCGCATTTGAAGGATGCTGTGCCGGATACGCCGTTCTCAGAATCCACCTCAAAGCCGGAGTTCTCCCAGTAGTTGAGACCGGAATCCGCCCTCGAATTTTTGAGGTGGTTGAACGGCACAAGGTCCTTCATTTCCTGACTGTCCACCAGGTCAGCGCCGGAAAGCATGTCGGCGGCGGCGTCCCACTGCGAGGAAGAATCGCCGAGTTCGCGGAGCGTTGTGGAAAGCTCCAGAACCGTATTCCACGGCTCGAGCAGGTTGTATTCCCGCCGCACGATTCTGGTCTTGACGCTGATGTTCAGCTCGTCGTCCCTGACCGTCACGATGTCGCCGAGCTTCCAGCTTTCATGCTCGTAGCCGGTCAGCACGGACAGATCCATTGCGTTCAGAACATAGGAAATCCTCGGTGCGGCATAGTCCGCAAGTCGCATCTCGGCGTATTCGAGCATCTGGTAAGGGTTGGTGAAATTCGAGCAGTCAAGCGTCGATACCCGGATTTCATTCGTATAGGTCGTGTCCTCTACATATTCCTTTCCGCCGTTGATGGACGCGAACGTCATGCCGTCCTTGCCGTAGGCGTAGAGCCGGGTGATCAGGCTCTGCGTATCAATCACGCGCTTGATGAACTTCATGTTCTTCTTGTAGCAGAACAGCGCGCCGGAATCCTTGCCGCTGAAGGTCAGCAGGCTTACGGTTTTGTTCGCGTTGTCGAAGCTGAGGTCGCCGCCGTGCAGGTCCTGCACTTTGCGCAGAATCGCCAGCGCGTTTTTCTCCTGACAGGTCCAGGTGCGCTTGGTCCGCTTGTTGACGGTTCCGACCGTCCAGCCGGTGTCCTGCAGGGCGTACGCCATCGGCACATCCGCAGTGTCCGCGTTGAAGGTGATCTCGGCTTTTTTTGTAGAGAATCCCAGGTCATAGAACGCCGCCTCGGCATAGACAGAGGTGATTGCGGTTCCTTGCTCGTTCTTCTCATCAGTTATCGTACGGATGCGGTAGCTGTCGTCACCGACCTTGACCTGTTTCTCGTTCTCTAGATATTTCCGTTTCTCGTCCCGGAAGGGCAGGTTGAATTCAAGCGTGTCGATGCCGTTTATCTCGCCGGTGATGATGACGTCGTAGGCGTTTTCGAGCACGGCTTCCTGTTCGCCGTCCAAGTCGAGAACGGCCAGTAATTTCTTTTCAGCAGCCATGAAATCACCTCCATCTGCTGCGGGCCTTAATGGTCAGCTTCTTGAACGCGGATTCGCCGGGCGTCGAGAGCGCGATGCTTCTTACCGTTGGCGTTACCGATGAATCCGTTGTGGTAAGCGTCACGCGAAACTTGATGTATTTCGCGGAATCCGACTGCACGGTGTTATCCGAGCCGGGAGCCGCCCAGTCGCTCCATGTTGAAAGATCGTCCGAGGTGGAGGTCTCGATGGAGACGCTTGTGCCTGTCGGCGTATCCGCTTCAACTGTTACATAGCATTTTCCGATGATGCCGTATTCAACGGCGGCGGTTGTTAGGTAACCGCTTGTTGCGTAGACGGAATCCGTAGCTTTGAGTGTGACGGCGCTCTCTGTTGTCAGCCCGTCTACATCTGCGGTGGAATCCGCCGCGTTGCAGGTGAGCGACTCCTGAAACCAGAGGGCGATGTCGTCCGCTGTAAGACTCGAGTTGCAGTTCAGGAACCAGTCGTCGAAGTTGCCCGCGTACCAGTACGATTCCGCGTGCATGCCCCAGATGAGGTCCGCCGTGCAGGAGCGGTTGAGCTCGCCCGTGAAGCTGACGGAATCCGATACCCATACTTCTCCGGAGCTTCTGCTGCCGAGCACATACTGCGCCGTGTGGTCGTCCGGCTTGATGACCGCCGCGATGAAATACCACAATCCGTTTGTGAGCGTGAAGCTCGGCGTGAAATCCTCGTCGAGGATCAGCGTGCCGGACGAGTTGTACAGCATCAGACGCGGCTTGCCAGAGTGCAGCGACAGGTAGAATATCGGGTTCCCTGTTCCCTGCCGGGTGTTGAGCAGCGGACAGAAGGTGTTTCCGACCGAGTAGGTTGTGGGCATGAACCATCCGCCGACTGCTATTGTCTTGCCGATGTTCGAGAACATAGTTCCGTCGTTGCTGACTTTGAGATACGTCTGCTCGCTCGTCGGATTGTTGATGTTCATACGGAACGAATGCCCGAGATGACCGGCCTGCAGGGACGCGGTGGTGCCGCTCCACTTGTTGATAGAAGCCTTGCGGTTCTTCCCGGATGAGTCGGCAAGGCAGGTGTCGGAGTCCGGCGCGGATTCGTTAAACCGCCACAGGCCATCCGCTCCCCATGAGGCGGGAACCTGTCCGGTGAACTTGTCCTGCGTGTTCAGCGTCTGCACGGTCACCTCGGTAGTGCTGTCGGCTTCGATGGTTATCGTGTTCGATCCGACCTTGAGCGCCGGGAAGTCGAGGCTTTCCAGAAGCGGCAGTCCGTTGCGCAGCGTGTTGCCGTTAGAATCCGTGACCTTCGCTGTCATGAGCGAGGAGTCGATAATAAGCACTTCATCCTCGGTAAGAACGCCGTTAATCTTCAGGCTGCTCCCGTTGGTCGTGATGACCGCGTTCTTTCCCTTGGCGAGGTCAGCCACAAGCGAATAAACAGGCAGGGAGTCGGCATTGCCGAGCGTCCGGTTCAGCGAGAATGTCCCGGATTCGGGGATTTCAAACGTCTCGTCGTTCTCTGCGTAGGCATACGGATCGGGACATAAAAATGTCAGGTCGAAGGTGCAGGAATTCCGCACGACCTTGTCGAACGAGAATCCGCTCTCGAGCCTTGCCCGGTAGACGCGGTTCGGCTCCTTGTCGAGAATCAGGTCGCACAGCCCGATGTCGGGGTTCAGCCACGCGATGATCTCGTCCTTGCGCGCGAGGAAGTCCTCGTCGGATTTTCCGGGAGGAATAAAGCAGGATATCTCGATCTTGCGTTCGCCGATGGTTTCGCCGAAGTCGAACAGTCCCTCGCGTCCGGGGACAGTGATCGTGTTGTTGGTGAAGTCCGGCATCCGGTTTTCTTTTGTCATTCTGGTGGCAAGTCCGAAGCTTTGGCTCGTTTTGCCGTTGAATTTGAATCCCATTAGATCACCGATCCTTTCGCGCGCCTGCTCCCGACAAGCAGCGTGTTGAGCTGCTGAGAAATCTTCCGGATGTCGTCGTCGCTGCGGACGCTCATGGTTTCGATGTTGATGAGCGGACCGTTGTTTCCGGCAGTCTCGCTGACGGCGTCGCGTATCATGTTCTTGAGGCTGTTCACACCGACCACGGCTTCATCGCCAGCTTCGCCTCCGCCGAGGAGCGTGCCTCCGGACTGTCCGAAGATGGTCGCGTCCTTGAGGATCATGCCGCCGTCCATCGCCTTCTTGTACCAGGAGACGCTGAAATGCGGAATGCTCGGCGGGTTCAGACTGAACGATCCGGAAACGCTGAAGTGCGGGAGCTTGATTTTCGGCAGTTCCCAGTGGAAGTTGAACACGTTCTTCAGCTTGCTGACAATGCCGGAAACAAAGCTCCAGATGCCGTTAAATACAGAGCTGAACGTCGACTTGATTCCGTTCAGGATGCCGCTGATCGTGCTCTTGATCGCGTTGAAGGCGGATGTGATCCCGGACTTCATCACGTTCACGACGCTCATCACAGCAGACTTTATGCCGTTCCATACACTCGTAGCGACTGACTTTATCCCGTTGAACACGGTCGAGGTCACAGTCTTTATCCCGTTCCACGCGGTCGTGACAGCGGTCTTGATGCCATTCACCACAGTCGTAATCGCGGTCTTAATTGCATTCCAGATTGTGGTGACGACAGTCTGTATGGCGGTGCAGACGGTAGAAATCACCGTCTTTATCGCGTTCCATATTGTTGTCACTACGGTCTGAATAGCTGTGAGAACTGCGGTGATGACAGCCTTGTAGATATTGAAATATGTCGTGACCACAGTCTGTATTGCCGTAAAAATCGTGGTGAAGAATGTCTTGATTCCATTCCACACGGTCTGGATTACCGTGCTGATGGCATTCATCACGGTCGTGACTACGGTCTGGATTCCGTTCCATGCGCCGGAGAGGAAGCTGCTGATGCCGTTCACCGCGGATGTGAATACACCGGAAATCGCGCTCCAGATTGTCACGAAGAAGTCCTTGATAGCCGTCCAAACGGTTACCGCGACCTCCTTGATGTTGTCCCAGAGGTTTATCCAAAAATTGCGAAAGCTCTCGCAGTTGTTCCACAGGTAAATGAAAGCGGCTACGAGTGCTGCAATCGCCGCGATGATCAGCGCGATAGGGTTGGCGAGCATCGTAGCGTTCAGAGCCGCCATGCCGCCTTTAACCAGATTTATCGCCGACACGATCTTGGGTGCGAGTGTCATCAGCGCTCCGACGCCGGTCGCCATCTTGCCGACGACAATCAGCACAGGGCCGATGGCGGCCACAATTGCCGTGATGGTCAGGATCATTTTCTGCGTCGCCGGGTCCATGTCCATGATGGCGTTCATCACGTCGATGATCTTTTCCATCAGGCTCTGGAACGCCGGAGCGACAGCCTGACCGATGGTGACGGTCAGAACGTCGAAGGTGGACTTGAGCTGTTCGATTGTGCCGCCGGTACCGCTCATCAGAGCGTTCGACATGTTCTCTGCCGAGCCGCCGCATTCGTCGAGCGCGTCACGGAGCGAGCTTACTTCCGAAGGCGAGGTCTGGATCAGCGTCAGCCACTTGGACATCTGGTTCTTGCCGAAGATATTAGCCGCGGCCTCGAGCTTTTCCTGATCGGTCAGCCCGGAGAAGGCGGAGTTCAGATTCGCCAGCACGGTCGGCATGTCCTTCAGCGTGCCGTTCTCGTTGAAGATGGCGTAGGTCTGCCCGGTG